CTGCTGCACTCCCTGGTACAAAACAATACTACGAGTATTGGGACACTGAACAGCACAGGTGCATGCAAGGCCTTGAAATTAACAAGGTAAAGATTTCTGGGTTTCATTATTTTTACTTAAATTATTGTCCAATAGATAGGATTATAGATGAAGAACAACCTGATGGTGAAATTATGTCACGACGTGACCGAAGCTTTCCAGCATTTTACGATGGTGACTACGAATACTTCAACTCAATTGACAAAGCTCGTAAAGAAAACAAACATCTTGTCGTACTTAAGGCCCGTCGAAAGGGTTTCTCCTACAAAGCTGCAGCTATGCTTTGTCGTAATTACTTCCACATTCGTAATTCTAAGAATTTTGTATTTGCTTCTGACAAGCAATACTTAATTGGGGATGGAATGCTCTCAAAAGCTTGGGACATTGTATCATTTGTAGACGATAACACAGCTTGGAGTCAACCTAGACTTATTGACCGAGAAATGCACAAGCAATCTGGGTACAAAAAGAATGTAAACGGAGCCGATGTAACTCTTGGGTTTAAATCACAAATAATTGGAGTCAGCTTAAAAGATGACCCAGATAAAATCCGTGGTAAAGCAGGTGAATTAATCTTTTTTGAAGAAGCAGGATCTTTTGCAGGTTTACTAAAAGCTTGGGAGGTAGCAATGCCTACTATGAGGCAGGGTTCAAAGACACTTGGTACAATGGTTGCCTTTGGAACAGGTGGAGAAGAAGGCCCAGGCTTTGAAGGTATGGAAGAATTGTTCTATCACCCTGAAGCTTATGACTGTTTACCGTTTGAAAACGATTGGGATGCTGGGGCCATGGGTACACATTGTGGTTATTTCGTTCCTATCTACAAAAACTTAGATGGATTCATTGACAAAGATGGAAACAGTTTAATCGATGAAGCAGTTGAGTACGAAGAAAGCCAAAGAGAGAAGAAAAAGAAAGGTAACGACCCAAAAGCATTTGACCAGTACATAGCAGAAATGCCGTTTACTCCACAGGAAGCTACACTTCAAGTTACAGCAAATACATTTGACGTATCATCTTTAAAAGAGCAGTACAACAGAGTAATTGCTAACGATCTACAAAAGATTGGGGTAGCAGGTGAAATGTACTACGATAGTAAAGGTAAGATTAGTTTTAGACCTGACTTTAACCTTAAACCTATTGTTAAGTTCCCACATAGAAAGGACGACAACTTGCATGGAGCCATAGTAATCTATGAACCCCCATATAAAACAGAGATTGAAGACGTTATCCCAAAAAATCTATACATAGTATGTCATGACCCATATGCCCAAGGAAAATCTGCATCAGCTACATCTCTTGGTGCAGCATATGTTATTAAAGTCCCGAACAACATTTCTAAGCCTGACGATATCATTGTGGCTTCGTATGTCGGAAGACCTCAGACCCAAGATGACTACAATAGAAATCTATTTATGCTGGCTGAATACTACAATGCAAAGATTGGATTTGAAAATGACCGAGGTGAAGTTATTGCCTATGCCAAACGTTTTAGAAAAATGCATATCCTTCAAGAAGAGTTCGAAATGCTGGATAAAAGAGATCTTAGAAGTAAGACAGTAAAACGACAGTATGGTATGCACATGACCGAGCAGAGAAAAGCCCAAGGTGAACTCTACATTCGAGATTGGTTAGTTAGTGGGAGAGGGGCCAACGAGGATGGTGACATAACTCTCAATATGCACAAGATTTATGACCCAGCACTACTTTTAGAGTTGATTAAATTTAACAGAAATGGTAACTTTGACCGAGCCATGGCATTTATGATTGGGATGTACCACACACGAGAGTTATACAATAAGGAACTTAAGTTTGATGACCACGATAACTCCAAGAATGACTGGTTTGAGAAAAATTACAATTAAGACCACTAATACTGAGTGAGATATAATAAATAATCCATGAAAAATCATTATCTTTATAGCCGTAAGTAAAACGACACTAATTTTGTATTAATGTACGGACAAGCCCATATCCCAAAACAACGTGTTCCATTATCTCAAAAGAATGAGCAATGGCAAAAGAATTGTGTAGATGCATTTATCAATCTTTCTAAGTTTGGTATTAGTGAACGTCGTACATATCTTAAATCTCTTTACGATTATTACAATGGTGTAATTGATGAAGAGGATTACAACTATGTCCTTAAACCTTACGGAAAGACTAGAAAGAACTTCCCGTCTAAGATGAGAAACTATCCTATCATCAAGCCGGTTATTGACCTTCTCTTGGGAGAAAAGTCTAAACGTCCATTAGAGTTTACAGTTACAGTACAGAATTCAGATTCAATTAGTATTAAAGAAGAAACACTTAAAAACTTAATGCTTACAAACATTAAAGCAAAGTTCTTAAGTGAGTTAGCTAAACAAGGTCAACTTCCTGAAGGAATGGAAGCTGAAGAGCCACCACTCCCAAAACAAATACAAGAAGAATTTAATAGAAGTTATGTAGACGGAAGAGCAATCAGAGGTCAAGCTGCTCTTAACTACATCATGTACTTCACAGAGTTTTACGATAAGTTACAAAAACAATTCTTCCACTTTTTAGTAACTGGAGAATGTTACTCTCACAAAGGAGTACGTCGTAATGAGCCTTTCTACGAAGTTATCAATCCATTAGACATTGACTTTGATAAAGACCCAGACATTGACTTTGTAGAAGATGCTGACTGGGCTATTCTTAGAAAGTATGCACATGCATCTACAATTATAGACAATCTTGGGGACTATTTAACTGATGATCAAATTCTTCAATTAGAAACTCCAACACATACAGCAGCACAAGCTTACTTGCTTTATCGTGCAGAAGCAGCTGGGGCCGATGACAATATTTATCGTAATCGTCTTGTAGAGGTTGTAACAGTTTATTGGAAATCAAGAAAAAGAGTAGGGTTTGTTATGTATAATGACCCTAACACTGGCAATCAAGAAACATTTGATGTTGATGAAGAATATAAGCTTCCAAAAGAGTTAAAAGATCTTGGGGCTAAAATGGAGTGGGAATGGGTTAACGAAGTTTGGGAGGGTACACGTATTGATGGCCTTTACTACATTAAAATGAGGCCTTACGTTAACCAAAGAAACAGTTTAGATAATCCATCAATTTGTAAACTTCCAATTAATGGAAGAAAATACTCAGACATCAACTCACAGAACGTGTCGTTGATTAGTCTTGGTATTCCGTATCAGCTTAATTACAACATATATAAATACCGTCTTGAATTAGCAATTGCTAGAAGTAAAGACATCGTAGCTCAGTTTGATATTAACATGATCCCTAAAAACTGGGACATGGATAAGTTCATGTACTATGTAGAAGGTACAGGTATTGCTTGGGTTGACTACAACAAGGAAGGAATTCAGTTGTCTCCTCAACACCAGTCAGTATTGGATATGTCAATTAAGACTATATCACAATATTTAACTCTCCTTGAATCTATCATGTTAGAATGGGAAAAACTTTCCGGGGTAACAAGACAGAGACAAGGGCAAATGGGAACATATGAGGGAAAGGCCACATCACAACAATCCATTGTTCAATCTTCTCACATTACTGAAGACATCTTCCGTAAGTTTTCTAACTTTGAACAGAGAGAATTACAGGGTCTACTTGACTATTCGAAAGAAGCTTGGCTTAACGGTAAAAAAGCAACGTACGTAATGCCTGATGGTTCATTTGATGAACTAGATGTAGATCCGATTACACACATGGAAAGTGAGTACGGAATCTTTGTATCTGATGCAGGTAAAGACATTGATAAGAAACAGAAGATTGAAGGCTTAGCTCAAGCAGCAGTTCAAAACGGTCTTCCACTTTCTGCAGCAATTGCTATGTACGATTCAGATAGCTTAAGCCAAATTAAAGACAAAATCATTCAAGCTGAAAAAGCTCAAGAAGAACTTAAGAAAGCACAAGATCAAGCTATGCAACAGCAAGAGCAGGCTAAGATTCAAGTTCAACAACAAGCTATTCAACAAGCATCTTTAGATAAAGAAAAAGATCGTCAACTTCAAATTGAAGTAGCATTGATCGGAGCCGAATCAACTGATAAAGCTTCTCAAGCCAATCTTGAAAAGATGATGCAAGATTTCCAAATAAAACAACAAGAAATAGCTTTAAAAGAAAGAGATTTAGATATCAAAGCTAATTCACAAAACAAAGAGTAATGAAGTACATGGACAAAGTAGCCTCAGCTAAAGGTAAAGTAACCATACCTGGGTTAGTAGTAGAATTAATGGATGCATCGACTAAGTTCCACATCTTACATTTAACAATTACAGGACCTGGAAGCTATGCTGCTCACAAAGCCCTTAACGAATTGTACGATGCATTACCTGGCCATGCCGATGATATTGCAGAAGGATATCAAGGTGCAACTGGAGAAATTCCAAGCTATCCTGCAGATATGCCCTCGTACGTGTGTGCCCCTGAAATGACTAGTGTTAAAGAAGCAATTAGTTACATTGAAGAACTTTATTCTAAAATCTGCAAGTTACAAGACACTATAACTTATTCAGAAATCATAAACGACTTAGACACCATTAAGTCTACTTTAAACTCAGCTAAGTATAAGCTTAAATTCTTGTCATAAATCTTATGGATAACGCTACTAGGAAGGAGCTTCTGTATAAAGCAAGAGCTGTAGGATATCCTGGCAGCATCTTAGATGTCTTTGCTAATTACGATCAAGGCAAAGACTTGATTGGTGAATTTCAGCAACAACAACAAATGCAGCAACAGCAGCAGATGTCAGATATTGCTGCACAACAATCTGGGCTAGAGCAACCTCAGCAACAGATGCAACAACCTCAACAGCAAATGCAACCACAAATGCCTGTTGTTCCTAGTTCCCCAACTCCGGCCCCTAACTTTACTCCTCCTCAGCCTCCTGCCCCAATCGGAGTTCAGTCACAAGACACTTCAGTAGGTATCGTATCAGGGCAATCAGGCCCTAATCAGGGGAGAGCTATATTTGCTACTGGAGGATTTAAGTATGAAGAAGGAGGTCCAATAAAAGGATATGATTTAGGTAAATCAATTGAAGAAAACATAGAGCTTAATAGAAGAGCTAGAGTTATGGGTTGGAATTCTGTTGCTGAGTATGAAAAATCAGGTTGGGGACAAAATGAATTAGTTTTAAAGCAAAGAGCTTTAGTTAATAATCCAGAAGTTCAAAAAATGGCTCAAACAGCTGCAGAAATGAATCCTAAGTTAGCTAATGTACAAGCTAGACAGGATCAACTTTATGCTAATAAAACAAGTGGGGCTCAAAAAGCCGTTGGGCAAGCTTATTATGCTTTAAGTAACCCGCTAGAAGCTGCAGGACATGCTATTAAGTATGGATATGTTCCTCAAGGTAATGTTGGTAACTATGGAATTAGACAAGATGGGGATGCTTTTTCAGATACAGTTAATAGTTTTGCAAACCCATTTGCATGGGGTAATGCTGCTTATAGATTTTCAAATGATGTGACAAACAAAGATTCCTATACTACAGGAATGGGAGCTTTAAACATGGGGGCAGATTTAGCTGAGTCTTTACCATTTTTTGGGGCAGTTACTAAAGCAGCTCCAGCTATAGGCAAAATACTTGCAAATGCTAGGCCTGCTTTTAGAGCAGTTAAAGGAGAAATGTCTTTATTAGCACCAAAAGGTAATATGTATGGGCAGAATCAAGTTTTAACACAGAGAGCTAGATTGTTAGATCCTGCAGTTAAAAAGAAATTTTTTGCAAATCAGGCTCCAGAACCAGAAGTTCCCGGATCAATATTTACAAAATCACCTAAAGATTTAGGTAATCGGATTACTCCTGAAAATTATGAAGATTTTGTAACTAAGATACATGGCAGCACAGATTATGGTTTGGCTGTTGCTCCGAAAACAGGAGCTAACTTGGGAATAGGTAATTATGGAAAGCCGGGCATGGTGTATAAAGATGCGCCATTAAATAATTTAGGTAAAGACATTATTAATGCTCATGAAAAAAATCATGGAATTTTTGCAGGAACTATGTCTACAGAAATGGAAACGTCTTTATTAAAACCTTTCGGAACTAGAAAGCCTATACCTAACTATTCAGGTAAACATCAAGGAGATGAGGTTTTGGCAAGAATGGGACAATTTAAAAATGCAGTAGGTATTGGGGATAATCAAACCTTTACGTTAGGACATTTAAATCTTATCCGTAAGAATTATGCTGATCAGTTTATTGACAATGGTATTACAGAAATGTTATTTAAAATAAAACCTGGTTCAACAGGTGAAAGAGAGTTTATACGTAACATGAATAAATATGCTTTTGGATTGACAGCGGCAGGCATAATAGGCCAAGATATTTTGAAAGACCAACCTGTAGAACAGAAAAAATTAGGAGGATTTAGTAGTGAAGGTCCTGGATGTCCTGATGGGTACTTTAAAGATAAAGAAGGCAATTGTGTAAAATTATTTCCAGAAGAAGGAGCTAGAACCAGAGAATACTTTAATCAAGCATTGTATCCTAATGGCACAAACACAGGGTACTGCAACCAATTTCCAGGGGCAAAGGACTGTGTAAGATCTAGTTCCGCAGCTGTGCAAGATAAATATTCTCCAGGACTTGTTATGAGAAAAGGTTTATATGGAACACAGCCTATAAACATTGATAGGTATGAGCCAAGTGAATGGGAAAAAGAAGAAGGTTACAAAGATGAAGGTAAAAATCGTTTGCAATCGGATTTAAAAGAGTACAAAAAATTTCTTACTGCAAATAAAACATTGGAGCAAAGACCTTTAACATTCAAAGAATTTAATAATCTTTCAGGTGGTTTAGGGGATGTAATTTTAAATAAAGATTTAACGGATCAAATAGCCTATCAAAAAGAACAAATTAAAGAATGGAAATCTTTATATGATTATAAAAAAGAGAAAAAAAGCGACGATTTAGCATATATAGATAATGAAGATCTTAAACTTTACGAAGAAACTTTAACAAACCCTGCATCACTTCTAAAAGATTTAGATAAAAAAAGTGTACAAGACGAGATAGGCAAACGATTAGAAGAATCTAAAAGAATGTCTCAAAATACAGCTAATACAGTAACAAACAAAAACGTTGCTGACTTTGAAGGGCAGCCTAGAGTATTTGGAGAAAACGTTACTGCAGACTTTAAGAAAATAAAAATTAGAGAAGACGTCCCTTACTATAAACTTTCTCCAGAAGAACAGAAAAAAGACGATGAAATATACGATCTTCAAAGACAGAATAGAAAAAAATTAGGAGGAACTAAATGTTACACTTGTGTAGGCAGAAAACGACGAGTGTGATATAATAAAGCAAAGTATAAAAATAAAATTTATGCTTTTTGATTGAAAACAAGTAATAACTTTGTATCTATGAGTAAACCAAACGACAAATTAGACTTCTCAGACATCACTTTCGACGACTTTATAGGTGATGGACTTGAGACAGCTAATCCAAAAGAGGATAAAGCTGAAAACATTGACAACGATGAGGATCTTGAAGATCAAGATGAAGACATCGATGATACTAACAATGATGACGAAGATGATGCTGATGACGATCCAGCTCCCAGACGTTCTTCTAAAAGAGGAGTCTTTGATGACTCTGATGATGAAGAAGAAAATGACGGTGAAGACAATGGTGAAGAGTCAATCACAGATTCAATTGCAAAAGCTTTAGGCTACGAATTAGAAAAAGATTATGCTGATACTGAAGAAGGATTAGCAGAGTTTACTAAAGATGTAGCTAAAGAGATTGCTGAAGATCAACTTCAAGCATTGTTTGAGCAGTTCCCAACTGTGCAAAAACATCTTGATTATGTTCTTGCTGGTGGAGATCCTGACAAATTCTTTCAGACTTACAATCCTTCATTGGATTACGGTCAGATTGAAATTGACAGAGACGACTCTAGAACTCAAAAAGGATTCTTAACTGAATACTTAAGAGAGAAAGGGCATGATGATGATTTCATTAAAGATATGATTGATGACTATGAAGACTCTGGCAAATTATATGACAGAGCTTTAAATGCACAAAAACATCTTGCTGCTGGACAAGCTAAAGAGAAAGAACAAATTGTAGCTCGTCAAAGAGAAACTCAAAGACAACAACAACAACAAACTGAAGAGTTTTGGGAGAGTGTTGCAACTACAATTGAGCAAGGAAAAGAATTTGCTGGGATTAAGATTCCAGACCGTGAGAAAGCAAAGTTCTTTGACTACATCTCTAAACCTGTAGATAAGCAAGGACGTACTAAAAGAGACGTTGACTATGCTTCTGCAGAAATGGATGCTAAGTTAGCATTAGACTACTTGATGTATAAGAAGCTTGAGTTGAGTGATATTATCTCAACAAAAGTTAAATCAGCAAGTGCACAAAACTTAAGACAAAAAATTCAAAGCAATCAAGAAAGAGTAAAGAATTTCGGAAAGGCTGAGAAAGGAAAAATAAAAACATTTGATCCAGACCAACTGGACATAAAGAGGCTGTTTGAAAAATAACGCAAATTAACTTTAAAAACTAAGAATCATGTCAGTAATGCAAGTTTTAAAGACGTACTATAACGATAGTCAGATGACCGATACTAACTCATTGGTTAATGCACTTATGGAACGTCCAGAGGAGTTATCTCCTATCATCACTCACCTAGCCGGTCGTGAAGAGAAAAAGTTCCCATTATCTTTCTTAACAGAAGGTGTTGGAAACACTAAATCTATCGATCGTTTCGAGTACGAGTACCGTGTTAAAACACACGAAATTAATGTTCGTCCTGTTACTGTAGGATTAGCCGCAGCTGCTGGTGCAGGTGGGTCTATGTTTTACTTAACTTTCCCAGACAAATGGTTCGTATTCCCTTACACTCTTGTTTCTCAATCAGGTGTATTGGCACGTATCATGAATGAGCCAATTCCAGACGGTGCAGGTTGGAAGTATACTTTGAAAATTGTATCTCCTGACACTGCTAACGTTCCTTTGGCTGACGTAACTGCTGGTGCTCTTTGGGGTCAATTGTATGCTAACGTAGGTGTAGATTTCTCTCGTGGAAATGCTTCTAACTGGACTGCTCCAGGTTTAGTTCGTTCTAAAATTGGAACTATCCGTAAATCTTATCACTTCTCTGGAAATGCTAAAGATTACGTTGCACAATTCGAACTTCCTTTGAAAGAGGGTAGCAAAACTAAGTTGTGGATGGATTACGAAGAGTACCGTCACATGTTGAAGTTCAAAGAAGAGTGTGAAATGTACTACTGGTACGGTCAAAAAACTCACGATGCATCTGGTATTTCTACGATGTTGGATGAGAATGGTCAGCCAGTTATTTCAGGTCCTGGTCTTCTTGAGCAAATCATCAACAAAGACACTTACTCTACGTTGACTCAAACTAAACTTGAAGAAACAATTGGAGATTTGTTTTATGGTATGACTGACGCTACAGACAAGCAAGTTACCCTTTACACTGGTATTGGTGGAGCTCGTGAGTTTGACAAAGCTCTTAAGTCTTACTACAGTGGAAATCCTTTCTTACAAACAACTCAACCAACCTTCATCACTGGATCTGGTCGTAACTTAGGAATTACCGGTTACTTTACTAGCTACCAACACGTTGATGGTTATTCAGTGAATGTAGTTAAGTCTCACTTGTTTGATCATGGCCCTGTTGCTCAAGCTTCTCAGAAGCACCCAGTATCAGGTCTTCCACTTGAATCTTACCGTATGGTATTCGTTGACCAATCAACTTATGACGGAGAAAACAACTTACAAATGATCAATAAAAAAGGTCGTGAGTTACTTCGTTGGTGTGTTGCTGGATCAGTAGTTCCGAAAGGATTCTCTGGTAACGATAGCCGTGCTAGTGATATAGACGGTGCATCTGTTCATATGCTTAAGACTGCTGGTATCTTACTTCGTCGTTTCGATACAAGCTTGGATCTTAAGTGTATTGCATCGTAATTTGTGTTTGGTTTGCACTAAAAAAGGGGCAGGTTCTGCCTGCTCCTTTTTATCTTTATAGTTTTACAATATTAGGTTATTCTTTCCCCTAATACTTACTAATACAAAAAGAACAAAAACAAGATGAAGACAGTTATAATCAGAAGGTTAGAGGTTTTAAACCACTTACCAAAAGAGATCCGAGCAGGAGCAAAGATCAAAATCGGTTCAATTTATGTGAACCGTCAGCCACTCAAAGGATTGGATGGAGAGGAAGAAAACAAAATTCTCTCAAAAGTAATTGATGTACCACCTGGACATGAGAAATGGCCAGAGAAAACCAAAGACTTCTGGGCAAGTTTATCATTAAAAGTTCCTTTCGAGGGAGTTGAGTTAAACATTGACACAGATGAAACTGGAATGCCTGAAAATGTAATGGACTTTGTTTATTACCAATGGTGTAAAAAGCACAGACAAGTGGCAAGCAATGAGGAAGAGATGAGAAGCAACTCTGAAAAGAAATTCTACATCTACGATCCAGCTAAAGACTTGTTAAAGAAACATGCTAGAGTTCAAGTTAAAAAGGATGCTGATAGAGAATTTATCAAGCTTACTGGAAACTTCGACAAGATGAGAGCAATTACAAGAGTATTAACTTCAGGAGATCCTTCAAGATTATCTGAAATTGAACTCGAAAACAATTTGTACGAGCTTAAAGAAGCTGGTCCAGACAAATTCTTACGATATGCTTTAGATGCAGATCTAGAACTACGTGCAGAAATTGAAGAAATGGTTGAGCAGTCAGTACTTAGAAGAATCGGAAATCAAGTAATATTTGAAGACGAGACTTTAGGGGAAGACATTAAAGACACAATCATTTACTTTAAAAACAAGAAGAACTCTGGAGCATTAAACACTATGAGAGCTCGTTTAAAAGAAGTGAAACACTAAAACTAACTAGTCAATGACTGTTAACGAAATGCATATAGCTGTCAACCAAGGGGTGCAAAAAATTGCATCCTTCCAGGTTGACAACTTATTACCTCAAGAGATCGACCATGAGTTGAACCTTGCTATGATGAGATTTATCAAGCAAAGATTTAACTACACGTCTAATCGTTTGGGGAAAGGTTTCGAGCAGTCACAGAAAAGAATAGATGACCTTCGTAACTTATTAGTAGAGAACTCAGGTGATACTACTGCTGAAGGACTTGTTTATACTTCAAACTATTCAAATGTCTATGTGGATCGGTATACCTTTCCACTAGACTATTTGTTTTTAATATCAGTAAGAGCTAATGTTTACTTTACTTGTAATGTAGACATACAAAGCTTAATAACCCCAGTGCAAAAAGTTGCAAGTGGTGTCAGAATTGATTTAACTCCTCCTGCACCTGGGTACGTATTAACTACCTTTGACAGATGGAGCACCTCAATGGGAGATTGGGAGGGAATAATGAATCTTCCTATCGGGGAAACCATTACAACAGACCAACTGTATGATAGCAACAACTATAACTTTGGTATAAGACCAGCAATGTCTTTCCCAGAAGGAACAGCTGGAGCTACTTCTCAACAGAACCCATATTTAGATAGCAACCAAGTTTATCTAATTAATACTTCTTGGGACGGCACAATTTGGGGGGGAGGAAACCCTGTTTCAGTACAATCTACTTGGATAATAGACGGTGATATGACAAGTGCAATTTATGTACAACATGCTGTAACTGAAACAATTACTAAAACGACTAGAACGTATCCAACAGGAAGCTATAGAATAAGTTTGGCTTCATTTGGACAACATGACGATATTTTGTATATGATGGACGACCCATTCAATATGAGTTGGTACCACGAGCCAACATATACAATCGAAGAAAATTACATCGATGTTTACACCGATAATCAATTTGTAGTACCGAATGTTAAAATAAAATACATTCGGAAACCTGTAGAAATCTCATATACTAATGGAGTAGGATGTGAACTAGCCGTTCATACTCACCATGAAATAGTTGAGATGACTGTAAAAAGTATACTGGAAGGTATTCAAGACCCAAGGTATCAAACTCAAACGATGGAAACATTCGAGAGTGAATAATTAAATAATGTGTTAAACGCCTAATCTTAAAACAAAATGGCACCTTCAAATTTATCTCAAGTATTTGTCGCTAATGACATTACTGACACTACTAACGGAACTATGCTAGATGGTTCTACTTTCCTTCAAAATGCTGCACCTGCAGCTAGTTTGATCGGAGTATGGAACTTGGCAGGAGCAACTCCGGCATATTTAACAACTTCATTGATAGCAGCTGCTGGCCCTATTCAGATTGTTCAAACTATGCCTTCTGGAACCAACGTTATTGCTTCTCCTATCATTGATGTTAAAGACATCAAAAGAATTAAGTACTCTAGGTACGATGCTTCTGTACGTCACAACATTCGTGTTGACATTGGTGCACCTACTGCAAGTAAGGCTGTAATGGTTCGTATTGCATTACGTAATGCACCTACTGCTTATGCTAACTACTACCAAAATGGTACTGCTCTTGACCTTTCAGGAGGTGGATTCGAGTTTCCATTGCTTGGTAACTTTGCTGCAGGTCGTATGATTTTCAACATTGAGGTTGATGCTGCTGAGCATGCTGGTGTTGAAGCAACTTTGTACACTCAAATTCGTAACAAAATTATTGCTAACAAAACATTAAATGCTTTGTTTACTGCAACTAACAACACGACTACTTTGGACGTGACTGCTCGTCATGCAGGTGTAGTATTTGATTTTATTGTTGCTTATTCTGATGGTTCTACTCTTACACCAACTGCTGCACAAGTTATAACAGGTGGTGATTCAGGAGTTGGTAACTACTGGCAGGCACTTTCTGATGAGAAAGCTCAACGTTCTAAGTATGGTAACTTCAACCGTATGTACTTCCCATTTGCATTCCCTGAGTTTGCACAGTCTGGAAATACTTACGAGGTTGTAGAAATCCAATATGCTCACGGATGGCCTTCTAGCACTGGTATTGCCCGTGCAGGTGAGTTAAATAGCATCAAAATCTACAGCAAAGTTGTAGTTGCTGCTAACACTGTAGCTGATGTTGTATTCTTAGGAACATCTGCTGCTAACTGGGGAGTTACAGATACTGAATTGCTATTCTAATCTGAAATCTATTTTTAAAAGTAGGGGAGTCAAATCCCCTACTTTTTATTATCTTTACCATATAATTTAAGTTCTAATGGCTATTACTTCCATAACCAGTGTTACAATCTCTGCTGACTGCAAAACATTAACTGCTTTGTTTCAAGGGCAACCGACCCCAGCAAATTTTACTAACGAGATTACCACTACTACTTTTACTTCAGCTACTGTAGGAGTATTAACTAATCCAACTGGTACAACTTGGCAATGGGAGATTACATCTGTACAAGCCAATGAAGTTTTTAATGGAGTTATAACAATTGATTCCTTAACTTCTGCACCTGTAAGCCTTGAAAAATATGCAGTAGGAACCTGTGAACTAGACTGTTGTATAACCACTCTAGTAAATGATGCAATTAATTGCACATGTGATTGTGACCGTTGTGATGAGGATCTGCATAGAGCAGAAAAAGTTCACTTGCTAGCAGAATCTGCTAAGTACAGTGCAATTAACAACAATGTAACTGACGCAATTAATAAATACACCAAAGCCAAAGAATTCTGTACGGAAGTTTGTGCTTGTGGATGTTAAACAGGAAATATGGGGTACGTTCCAGATAGAATAAATAATGTAACGTTCGACCAAATG